TACCCATTCTCTCATAAAATTTCCTGTAACAGAACCAAAAACAAGACCAAGAGTTTCTTCATCGTCCATTCTGTCAATTGAGATTTCTTTGCCTCTCTCCTGAGTAAGCTTCATTGTCTCCCATACGGCAGAAATATCGCCTTTTGGATAACCATTTGCTCTTGAATATGTACCAAGACCTGTTGTGCTTACTTTAAGTACCTTTACTTCATTTGATCCTGTAAAATCAGTCATTGTGTTAGAATCAAGTCTTTCTGTTGCTGATTCAGCCTTGTAAATTTCATCAATTACAGGTAAAAAATTTGCTGCATAATTAATTGTGTTTGCCATTATTATCTCCCCCTCTTATTTAGCAATACCGGCAGCCCTTCTTGCACTTTCCATAAATCTGTTTCGTTCTGCCTTTTTAACCTCTTTTCTTACACCTGTTCCTTCAACCTTTTCTGCCATTTCATAAAAAAGATATGGCGCTTTTTCTTTTACACTTGTAAGATCAATACCTGTTATTTTACCTTCTTCATCTTTTAAGAAGTTTTCCTCTTCCATAACAGCCATTATTGCTTTTGCATTTTTTCCGCCTTCAGCTTTAATCTGGTTTTCAAGCATATTGTTTATATGCTCTTTTTCTATTTCTTCCTTTAATCGCTTTATTTCTTCTTCATACTGATCCTTCATTTTCTCGTATTCTTCTCTTTCAATAAAGTCTTCACTGTCGGCATTGTAGTTTTCTTCAATATACTCCTTAATAGTTTCCATCAATTCTTCGTTGCTTTCACATTCAGAGAATAATTTTTCAAGCCATTCCATTAACCCTCACCTCCTTTTTTCCATTTCCCGCCTCCCACCCAATTTTTTATTTATTGTTCTTAACTGCATCTTCCTCCATAGATATCTCATCCACAAAAGGATGAATTGCAATAAGTGATTCATCGCTTAAAATACCCTTTGACATCTGAATCATCTGTACAGTTTCATAATCATTTGTAACTGCATTTCTTCGTAAAACCACTTTTATTAATGCACTGTCATAGTTTTTATTGTTTCTTCTGTTGTAATCATCAACCATGTACCAAAGCAGTTCTTTAATGCATTCTTTTAACTTGACTGCAATCCCGCTTGCCTTAAGTTCAAGTAAAGTGTACTGAAACTTCAACGAAACACCGCTAGGAGAATTTCCAAGCCTGTCTGGGTCAATGTCTATCCCCTGACCAAACTGGAATATATCTCTTCTTAATCTCTTCATATAATCAAGTCTGCCATCCATGGACAATTCAACCTGTCTTGCCTCAACATTGCCGCTGTTATCTGTTATGCTTACTGCTTTGTTAATCTGCAGCTTCTTGGCAATTGCAGATGCTGTATCTCCGCCATATCCCTGTATTACCCAATAAAGCTCAACAAGATCAAGAATGTTGTTTGTTCCCTCACTTGATATCATGTCATATGCGTCAATAAGCCCTTTTATTGCTTCAAGGTCAGTTGTTTCTTTGTAATTGTTTTTTAAAATTATAAAAGGAAGTCTTCCCCAATTTCTTTCTTCTCTCTTTGTTTCAATTCCGTCCTCTGTGTCAATGCTCCACCAGTGCGGCGACGGATTTTCCTCCATAGAATAATCCATAATAAAATTTCTTTTCTCATCCTCTATGTAGTATGTAACATTTTCTTTTGTCCACCATTCAGCTTTCTTTCTTATCTGTTTATGTCCGTTTTTAATAACTGACGTATCATAGTATCTTATAACCTGCTGAAGTTCATTTTCATGCTCACTGTCATATATAGCAATAACTTCCTCTGCCGGAATAATACAATAGCTCAGTTTTCCTTCCTTGTCATAGTAAACATGCAGCACTTCTTTTCCTTTGTTGCTTGCCCCTATAAGAAGCTCCTGTAATGTGCCGTTAAACTTCTCGCTTGTAAAATCCTCAATAGCACGTTCAAACTCCTCGTCTTTCTCCATTCCACTCTTGTAGTCTATTTTAATAACCGGCTTTCTTCCCACAAGATAGGATACCTTCTGGTCAACAAGAAGCTTGTGAAAGCAGTTTACATTGTGATGATTGCTTTTGTTAGGGTTAACAAATATCCCTGTCTTTTCTTCTCCATTTTCATCTGTCTCTGTAATTCTGCTCTGCCTGAAATCCTTATTTAAAACATCATGCTCACCGGCATAATATCTTTCTCCCTCGGCCATTTTCTTCAGCCTGATGCTTCTTTCATTTTCATTTATTATGTATTTAAGAATTTCTTCATTATCTGCATTTCCGCCTTCTCTTAACCTTGCATTAATAATATCTATTTCTGTAAAAAACATTTCTTTACCTCACTTTTACCATACTCATATCAAACTGCCTCGAATACCTTACCGCATCAATAGCATGATTGTTCCTGTCAGGAAAATAAGCTTTAAACCCGCCATTTGAATCCTTTTCCAATTCATATTCCATAAACTCCTTTGCCGTTTTCGGACATCTTTCTCCATCAATAACAATTTTCTCAAGATTCTGAAGCCACTTTATACCATATTCAACACTCCCCGGTCCTTTCTTGGCACCAACCGCATTTATCCCAAAATAATTCATTTCTGCAATGCTTTTAGGCTCAGCACTGTCGCATATAACAATCCCGTTTTTAATATTCTCACTCTTTATTATTTCTGCGGCCGCCAAATTACTTAACCCCTGTTTCTGAACTTCAAAAAATATGTAAAGTCTTCCCCTGGTCTTATCATAATGATTAACTGTGTAATGCAAAGGGTCTGCAGCATATCCCCAGTCAAGTCCTCTCGATACCCTGTCAAAGTTTTTAATTTCTTCATTGCTTATCTTACGTATTTCAATATTCCTGAACACCTCTCCGCCGCTTCCTGTTACTTTCCCCAAATATTCATGCTCATATGCAATCCTGTCTGTATTTTTAAGATGCTCTGCCTCAATAAAAAACTGTTCACCAAGCCACTCCTTAGGTACCGTCTTGTATGTAGAAGAATATACCTTCTTTCCCTTTTGCCTTTTTTGCACCTCAATATTTATCCAGCATTTGTTGCTTTCAGGCGGATTGTATGAGTAAAAAACGCAAAATCTTTTTCCCCCTCTCAAAAGCGATTGATTAATGTTTCTTATTTCTTTTAAGGATTCAAACTCATCCGCTTCCTCAAACCATACATATTTCACATATCCCTTGTTAAACTTTACCGACTTTATTTTTGACGGGTCATCGCACCCTTTAAACACAATTTTCTGCCCTGTTTCCTTAAACACCATCATAAATGGCGGCGATACTTTAATATCCCATAAACTCTCTGCATCAAGCATATTAACAGCCCATATCATCTGCTCAAGTACACTGTCCCTTATACTCGTCTGCACCTTTCTCATTACTACTGCATTGGCATTTTTGTCCTTCATAATACCCAGAACAATCTCTATTGATATAAAAGATGACTTGCCGCTTCCTCTTCCGCCTTTAAAAAAGTAATGTGTGTATTTATTTTCCTGTATATCCCTGTGGGCTTCAAAAAATGATGGTGCTATAATTTCACTCAGCTTTTTCATTTCATTTACCCCTTGGTATATCATCTATTATCTGTACCATACTTTTTGCTTCTGTTTTGATTGCACTTTTTTCGCCCTTGTATTTTCCATTCAGTTCAAAATACAACTTTATTGCTTGGATATTCCCTTCTCCGCATTGATTAAGTAAACTTCTCCATACCTCTGTCATTGCCGAAAATGTTTTTCCATTTAATACCATATCCATATATTCCCTAAATTTTTCATTGCCAAGCCATTCGTATAGCACATCTCTGCCTATTCCATATTCATTGCAAACATCATCAAGTGATCCGTCACTTTCAATATCTGTTAATGCGTCAGCCACTCTTTTCTGTTTTTTTGTTAATTCCTCTGTGATTATTCTCACCACCCCAAACAAAAAACAGGATTTTTCAAACCCTGTTTAAATATTCCTTATTATCTATGCTGCCATAATATCATCGTTTAACGTCCCTCGGGTGACCTGTTTAACTAATTTCATTTTTAAGCCTGTATAATTTATAAAAAAACACCTTTCTTTTGTCATAAAATTGTCTTCTTCCACAAGGAATGTTTAAAACTTCAAACCCGATACCTTCGGTAACATTCCTTAAAATATATTTGTATAATACCTCATCCGTATCTTTTGCCGCTTGTTCAATTATTTCAACATCTCTTTTTAACCTTATTATCCTTTCAGCATTATCAAAAGTTGTATCGCTTATTCCATTTTTCATAATTCCGCTTCCGTTAAATCTTGTTGCCCTTATTCCGTAACCTTCATCAATCTTTTTCTTTTTTTCCTTATATTGCATACAAAAATACTCCAGTTCCTTATAAGCATAAGGAGAAATATTAAATTTTCTCATATCCAATTTTCTTTTCTTTGGCAT